AATAAATGACACGAAAAGTAGACACATATGAATATGAAGCATTAGCAGATTGTATTAGATCAGATCAAGTTCCTGCACAAGACATAGCAGAATTTTTCACTGACAAAGCATTCTACAAATGGTATTCAAAAAAGTATTTCGGAGATAAAGATGAAAGCAGGTAAGATATGGGGACAGACAGAACTCATTCATGCTAATGGAGTTCTTGAGTTTCATAGAATAGAATTTAAGAAAGGTTTCAAGTGTTCAGAACACGAACACAAATTCAAATGGAATGGCTTCTTTGTTGAGTCTGGCAAGATGATTGTTAGAGTTTGGCAAGATGATCAGGAAGGTTTGGTTGATGAAACAATTCTTGAAGCAGGTGACTTTACGCAAGTCAAACCTGGCAAGGTGCATCAATTTGAAGGCTTAGAAGATGGAGTTGCTTTTGAATTGTACTGGGCTGAATTCAATCATGACGACATTGTCAGACGCACAGTTGGCACAAAAGTTTCAAAATAATAATAACTTAACATAGGGAAATACTATGCCTAAAAAAAACGGACCTTTAATTTATGAATCACCAGATGGGGGAGATACTGTGTATGCCAAATACAGAGACAACAACAAAATACCAAGATGGCTCGTTGAGTCCAATAAGCAACCAGATATTTTTCAATTCCAAGATTTTGAAGACTGCAAGGCTTATGCAGAAGACTATCCGATACTCAAGAAACAACTTGACAGATTAAAGACAATATGGTATACTATAAAAGATGAAGCCGAAAAGAAAACTGCCGCTGAATGAAATATTTATGGCCATGGACATGGACGCAAAAGGCGCCTTTGATGAATGGTCAGATGAAGAACGAAAAGAACTTAACTTTTGGTTATTGAATCGATATGCTAGTTCGGTAGCTGGATCAAGAGATGCAAAAGAATGGGCAGTGGTTTCTACAAATGAATACTACAACAAAAATTGGAACATACTAGGAACTAGACATCCTAAACTACAATGGCAGTTGCTATGTGCAACGCACAACGCATCACGCAAATCAAGACAACACGTTTGGCAAGGTTTGAAACAAAAAGGTGGTGATGTCAAAGTAGTTAAATGGTTAAAAGAAATGTTTCCTAACATGAAAGAAGATGAGGTAAATTTACTTGCTACAATATCTACAAAACAAGAACTTAAACAGTACGCAGAAGACCACGGGCTGGATAAAAAAGATGTCAAGCTCTAAGCCATTTGTTTGTCCTTACTGTGGTGCAAGTTTTACAAGAGAAAAGACTCTTGCAGTTCATATGTGTGAAAAGAAACGTAGACACTTTCAGAAAGATGAGAAACGTGTGCAGATAGGCTTCTTAACTTTCAATAGATTTTACAAGCTATGTCAAAAGGCGAAAGAAGATAAAACATATGAACAGTTTTGTGACAGTCCTTATTACAATGCTTTTGTAAAGTTTGGTTCATTTGTAAACAATGTGCGTCCACTGTATCCAGAAAAATATGTAGACTATGTTGTTACAAGCGGAGTAAAATTGGATCAATGGTGCAAAGAAGAACTGTATGAGAAATATGCACTTGAATTAATATTGAAAGAAAGTGTTGAAACTGCACTAGAACGTAGTGTAAAAACAATGATGGATTGGGGTGAGGACAAAGAAGCACGTTGGCAAGATTATTTTAATTATGCAAGTTTAAACAGAGCAACACAAGACATCAAGGATGGAAAAATAAGTCCTTGGTTAATTTTAAATTGTAAGACAGGAAAAGATATGCTTGGAAAATTTAATGATGAACAACTACAAATTGTATATCATGTAATGAATCCACAGCACTGGGCTTTGCGTTTCAAACGTCATGTTGCTGACGTAGAGCTAGTAAAAGAAATAGTGAAAGAAGCAGGACTCTAATGCCAGATATAGATATAGACTTTGCTGACAGAGACATAATACTTGATAAAATTAATCATCGAGTAGCAAGGTTAAACAAAGATAAAAAACACAACACTGGTGTCTATGTAACTGAGATTCCACATAACCCTGTGGATAATATGTCTACTCTTGATTATGAAGAGGCAGATGATAGAGGATATTTTAAATTAGACTTTTTGAATGTAAGTCTATATAAAGATATCACAAGCGAAGAACAACTCAACAGACTTTTACATAAGGAGCCATTATGGGATCTACTTACTCACAAAGAATTCAGCGACAAATTATTTCACGTAGGAGAACACAGTTCACTCCTACAAAAGTTGAAGCCGACAACGATAGAACAACTAGCGGCAACACTGGCGATAATAAGACCAGCGAAGAGGCATCTTATAGACAGGTCATGGCCAGACATAATGAAAGAGGTGTGGGTAAAACCAAGTGATGGTTCATACTACTTTAAGAAGGCACACGCAGTTGCTTATGCTCATGCCATAGTTGTACAAATGAATTTAATATGCGAAAATTTAAAAAATGAAAACAACTAAGGTAACATTCTTTACAAACTTTGAAGAACTTAAAATAAGTTTGCCACCAGTGCCAGCAAGTAAATTTTGGCCTGAATGGTTTAAGAAACAGAAGACTCCAGAGATAGCACCTACACAAGAATCAATAGACAGAGGTGGACCAAAGACAGTAAAAAGTTGTCCAGGTATACTTGATGTGCTTAACATGGGATATATCATTCCTTTGTGGAGCGATTACAAAGTAGTACGTGTTCCTGAAACACCAGAACAACCGCAAGGTATAAGATGGAGAATGCCAGGAGGACAACAAAGTTTGTTTGGTGCAAGTACACATCCAATGGAACAGATATCTGCATATCCATTTGGTCCTAACACATTCAAAGGAAGTTTTAAATTTATGAATCCTTGGTATATAAAAACTCCTCCAGGATATAGTTGTTATGTAATTGCACCTTACTATAACAAACATGATAATTTAGAAATTATGAATGGAGTCATTGATACTGACTTGTATCATGAAGCACACATCAATAGTTTCTTTACTGCACCAATGGGTGAAGAGATAACATTTGAATATGGTATGCCTATATGCCAAGTTATTCCATTCAAGAGAGAAGATTACGAAATGGAAGTTGAGGTAGGTGACCATAGAAGCATGAAGAATAAAGTCACACAATTTATTCACAACAGTTTATTCAAGGCACAACATTACAGAGAAAAATTAAGTCCAAAACGATATAGATGATACTAGACAAAATTAAAGCACGTGGTGAAGAGATGGCTCCTTTAGAAGGGCATGACAGACTTCAATATCTGATTGACATAGCAAGAGAAGTTCCGCCATTAGATGACAAAGATAAGATAGATGAAAATAAAATTAGAGGTTGTGCTAGTAACTTATGGGTGGTAGGACACATGAACAAAGACGGCACCATGTCATACAAACATGATGCAGATGCTTGGATTACAAAAGGTACTGCAAAAGTTTTGGTTGACTTACTCAATGGTGAACACAGAAGTGAAATTGCACATCTCACATTAGAAAGTTTCGAAGGATTGGGTATAAGAAACTTACTTACTATGCAAAGGCAAGTGGGCTTTGGTAGTCTAGTAGAAAGAATGATAACAATAGCAAAAACTATATGACAGCCTCATTTGGTATAGGAATGTTTTTCTTTGGTGTTACTGTAACTGTAATAGGATTTTTTATTGCTTACATAGTTGCTTCAAAACATCATAAAGCTGAAGAAGAAGCTAAAAAAGAAAAAGAAGGTCCTCTTACTTTTTTATAAAAGGTTTCCGTACAAGTTGTACACTCTTTCTTTTCACACGTTTGATTGCAAGATTGCCTATGTTGACCACAGGGCCGGCAGTAACCTTAACATCTTTACTATTCATTGTAATTAGGCAATGCCTAAATTGTGCAAATTCTCTAGGTAAAAATATTGCTATGGGTATAGTCCGATTGCTTTCGTGCCACCATACTTCGCCCATCTCAACAAAGTGTTTCTTTTCTTCATCACTTCTAAGCAAAGTATAAACGTACATACTTGTAACATTGTTGTCCTGGTTGTTAATGATACCCACGTATTCATTGCCACCGTACTGCACAATGCTTAGATAAGGGAAGTTTTTTTCAATATCTTTTAATAACATTTTCTCGATAAATATGTGTATGCAACTAACATATCGATATTTAGCAACCAATAAGTCAGTATTGATAGCAGATCTGACTAACAACATAACGGAGTATAGACCAGTGTACGCAAGAAATATGACAGTCTACAGAGGTATTGACAATGTGCTTACCTTTGAGATTAAAAATCCAGACCAGAAGCCTGTGAGTATTTTAAATACTTACAAGCCTTATTTTGTAATGTTTGACGAAAACAATACACAAATCATTGAACGTGAAGGCACAATCAAAGAAACATCAACGCCTTCTTTTAAAGGACAGTTTACTGTAACAGTCACAGAGAATGACCTTCTCAGCTTGAAGTCACAGTTCGCCGCCTACAATGTATACTTGGTTGCTACATCTGATAGTGCAAAAACACTGACCTATGCTAACACACATTATAACGCAAAAGGAACTATTGAGATCAAGGGCGATGCTTTTCCAGGACCTACTGATACATATTCAATTAAAACATTTACTGAAACAGGAGTCAACACTGATATCTTTACAAGTGAAACAATAAGTGGACAACCTGCAATAAATGGAAATGAAGCACTACATACTGCGGCCATTTATAGCACAGACTTTGTAGGTGAAGTTTTTATTGAAGGAACATTAGATAATACTGTAACTGGATCAACCAAATTTGGTGACATAGCAAAAGTAAATCTAACCAATACCACACAACCAAACTATATTAATTTTAATGGTGTGTTCAATCATTTGAGAGTTAGATACGTAAAAACTTCCGGAACAATTGATAAGGTTTTAGTAAGAAACTAGTTGACTTTTCTTTAAGACTATACTATAATTATATTATGAGTAGTTTAGTCTTTGATACATTAATCGCACATCTTCCCGCAAAACGGAAAACGACTCCGAGTGGTTGGACCAGTTTCAATGCTCCATGTTGTCCACATAATGGAACTACTCAAGACACAAGACAACGTGGCGGTTTGATTACCAATCCAAGTGGTGGTGTTTCTTATCACTGCTTCAACTGTGGCTTCAAAGCAAGTTGGAATGAGGGTCGAAAACTTTCCTCAAAGATGAAACGGTTACTTCAATGGCTAGGCGCCTCAGATGATACAATTACTAAATTGGCCCTAGCAGTTCTACAGTACAATGAAACAAAAGGATTGACACAAGACATTGTGTCCTTGCCAGAGTTTAAAACTGTAGAACTGCCAGAAGGTGCAAGACCAATCAACAACTGGGATGACTGGCAGGCACTAGAGCCAACTGGTATTGATGAAAACTTATTTAAGGTTGCAGAATATATGAAGAAAAGGCAACTCAATATTGATGACTACAACTTTCATTGGACACCTAAGCTAGGCTATCGTGATAGACTGATCGTGCCTTTTTACTACAAAGGTGATGTTGTAGGTTGGACTGCTAGAAAAGTTACAGATGGTAATCCAAAATATTTAAGCGAACAACAACCTGGATACGTTTTTAATTTTGATGCACAAAATTACAATAGAATATTTACTATTGTTGTTGAAGGTCCTTTTGATGCACTTGGCGTAGATGGTGTTGCGTTGCTAGGAAGTGAAGTCAAAGATCAACAAGCACTACTGATCAAATCATTAAATAAAAAAGTAATTCTAGTTCCAGATAGAGATGAGAATGGTCAAAAATTACTTGAACAAGCTATTGAACTAGGTTGGTCAGTTAGTATGCCTGATTGGGAAGATGAAGTAAAAGATGTCAATGATGCTGTTATGAAGTATGGCAGAATGTATACTTTACACACAATAGTATCTTCCACAGAAGACAGCGAATTAAAAATTAAATTAAGGAGCAAACAATGGTTTGGTTAAAGAAACTATACAAAAGGATCGTTGGCTTTTTTGAAAATTGGAAAGAACGTAGAAAGTTCAAAAAGAGAATCAAAGAGTTACAAAAGAAAGATCCTTTCATATACAAATAGAAAGAACGTTATGATTAAAGACGATAGAACTGAAGAAGCATACAGAATAATAGAAAGCAAAGTTAACGAAATGTTGACAGACAAAGCTGGTTATGATCCTTTAGAAATAGCAGGAGTAATGTGTGCCCAGGCAATAAGAATATACAAGTCTTGTTTAACACCACAAGACTATGATGACATAATGGAGGCAATATTTGTTTCCAGATTAAACATTGAACAAATGAAAGGTCCGACGAAACATTAATATGGAATATAAGATTATTAGACCCTATGGGCCTACAATATATCACGGTAGGTTGACAGAAGATGAGATAAAATACTTACAAGGTGTTGCCAAAGATACACAAACAGCAAGGAATAATGTTGGATATGATTTAGCAGGTAACATCAAAGAACAATTAGGTATTGTTGTCAAAGACCTAGACAGGTTTAATTATATTATTACTCCACACATAAAAAATTATGTAAAGTATGAAGATGAAAGAGTGAGAAGTCATTTTATAAAAGACGTAGGCAATGACAATGATTATGATCATATGCAATTTACTTTAGGTACTGGGCCGTGGATAAATTTCCAAACTGCAAATGAATTTAATCCAATGCACAGTCACGCAGGTATGATAAGTTCAGTTGTGTACATTGACGTACCAGAACAAATTGCACAAGAAGAATATACAAAGGACACTAACATGAATTGTCCTGGACAGATTGAATTTATGTATGGACCAGACGTAGTAGGCTCTAATGGAACGCACAAAATTGTTCCTAAGACAGGAGACTTTCTATTGTTCCATGCAGGTTTAAAACACACGGTATATCCATTCAAATCAGAGGTAACTCGTATAAGCATGAGTTTCAATGTTATGGGTGTATCATACGGGAAAGGAGGCAAACATAATGACTGAATTCACCCAAGGAATGCACAACGCATTTAAAAAAATATTAAGTGGTTCTAGTCTGATGTTGGCATTGATTTACACGGCAGGTCACATAGTTATTGCTATGACTGTGGTTACAGTATTGACTGGTGCAAGTTTATGGGAGGCAGGTGCAGTAGCACTTGTTGAACCTTCAATCAATGGCGTATGGTTTTACATACTACACACTGGCTGGAAAAAAATGAAAGGAATATAGATGAGTAACTTAATACCAATGGTAGTCGAATCTACCAATAGAGGAGAAAGAGCCTATGACATTTACAGTCGTCTATTGAAAGATAGAATTGTGATGTTGAATGGCCCTGTTGAAGATCATAGTGCAAACATAGTTGTTGCACAGATGCTTTTCTTAGAAAGTGAGAATCCAGAAAAGGATATTAATTTTTACATTAACAGTCCTGGAGGAATAATTACAAGTGGCATGAGCATTTATGATACAATGCAATATGTCAAGTGTGATATAAGAACCATAGTGCTAGGACAGGCTTGTTCTATGGGTTCATTCCTTGCTCAAGCAGGAGCACCAGGCAAACGTATACTTCTACCTAATGCAAGAACAATGATCCATCAACCAAGTGGTGGAGCAAAAGGTATGGCAAGTGATATTGAAATACGTTACAAAGAAATACAGTATCTAAAAGAAAAACTTACAGAGCTGTACGTGAAACACAACACAGCAGGTAAGACTTATGATGACTTCATGAAAGATATGGATCGTGATTACTTCTTAAGTGCTGAAGAAACAATAGCATACGGTCTTGCAGATAAGATCGAGGAGAAACGTAAGTAATGTGTCCAATGTGTTATATAAATGGATTATTGTTTTTAATCTTTGGTGCTTCAGGAGTTGCAATCGCAAATAATCCTTGGGTAATTGCAATAGGTATTATTTTAACTATTGCAGGTTTTTGGTGGATGTGGAGAGCATACAAAAAGAACAAAGGCAAGGGTGGTTTCAAAAAGAATTTAATCACCACTGTGATTTATTTGTTAGTATTCGTAGCAGGATTCATTACTGCATCTTATGTTACACACGACTACTTTAAAACAAAATATGAAACAAAGATCGAGGAGAAACATAAGTAATGTTCATTTGGGGTATTGTTGGTAACAGTCATGACGCCAGTGTGGCGGTCTTTGACAAGGAAGAAAAAATAGGATTATTTGAATGTTGTTGGGCAGGAATGTCCAAAGACTTTAGTGGCATTGATCATGATCCTCATTTGAATTGGGAGATGTTGCAACACATCACCATTACAGAAAATCTTCCGCCACCTGATAAGATTGTATGGTATGAGAAACCTTTTAAAAAGAGTCTGCGTCAATTACAAGCAGGACAAGGTTGGTTGTTCAAAGAAAACAATATAAAACAATACCTCAGCAAGTGGAACTTATACCAACCCATAAGTTATGTGCAACATCATAGATCACACGCCGCATATGGTTACTACACCAGTGGACTTGATAATGCAACTATAATGTGTTTAGATTCAATAGGTGAGTTTGAAACATTTACAATATGGGAAGGCAAAGGTGCAAAGCTCAAGCAAGTGTATTCAGGAAAGTATCCACATAGTGTTGGATTATTTTATAGTGCAATGACACAAAGATTAGGACTACAAGCAAACAGAGATGAATACAAGGTAAGTGCCATGGGATCAGAAATTGCAACTTCTGAAAACTTAGAACTTGTTACTGACATGGTAGAAACTTTTATTGAAGGTCCTTTGAATGGATCCAAGCCTGGTGTAAAATTCAAACACAACTTACATAAAGGTTGTGATTGGTACAAGCCTGACCTTACCACAGAACACGACATGAAGAGATTGGCAGATGCAACTCAATATGTTTTTGAAATGATAGTCCAAAGTAACAACAAATGGTGTCTTAATAATCTGTCAAGTCGGAACTTAATATTGACAGGCGGTTGTGCATTAAATAATGATGCGGTGAGAAAAATACGTAAAGATTGGAACTACATATATGTACCAAAGAATCCTGGTGACCCAGGAAGTTGTATTGGTGCAGTTTTGGCATTGGAAAGCAAACATATTGACTTTGATCAACAAGTGTGGTATAATAAGTAATGTTTGAGATGTGGTTGATTATGTGTTTAATGGTGTCTGATGGAAACATGGGAATGAAACAAGAATGCACAGAATATAAAGAGAAGCCATATGTGTTGTATAGGACTGAAGAACAATGTATGTCAGAAGCACAGAAAAAATTAGCAATCACAATGAGAGGTATGTCTAACTTAGGTGCTGACTATAAAAGTTTAAAAGCTGGTTGTAAAAAGGTAAATGATGAAACAAAACACTGATTACGGATTTGAAATACAGAAAACGTATTTAGAAATTATGTTGAGCGATGCACAAACTTTTGTGCGTTGTCAAGCAATATTTGATCCTGAAAGTTTTGATAGAAGACTCAAACCGACAGCAGAATTTATTAAGAACTTTGTTGCAGAACACAACACACTTCCTACAGAACAAATAGTAAACAGTAATTGTCCACAAGTAAAACTAGCCATTCCAACAGGACTTAATGAACAACATTATGATTGGTTGTTGAGTGACTTTGAAACATTTAGTAGACACAAAGCATTAGAACGTGCAATACTTGAAAGTGCTGACTTGCTAGAAAAAGGCGAATATGGTCCAGTTGAATCTAAGATCAAAGACGCAGTACAAATAGGATTACAAAAAGATTTAGGTATTGATTATTTTGATGATCCTAAGGGTAGACTTTCTGCATTGAAAGACAACAATGGACAAGTAAGCACAGGTTGGGAGAGCTTGGATAAGAAACTATTTGGTGGATTTAACAAAGGTGAACTTAACATTTTTGCAGGTGGTAGTGGTGCAGGTAAAAGTTTATTCCTAGCAAACTTAGGTGTCAATTGGGCATTGAATGGCATGAACGTTGTGTATCTAACATTTGAATTAAGTGAAAATTTAGTTGCAATGAGATTAGATAGTATGATGACTGATGTTCCAAGCAGAGAAATATTTAGAGATCTAGATGGCGTAGAGATGAAAGTAAAACTGGTTGGTAAGAAGTCTGGGGCTTTCCAGATTAAGTATATGCCAAGTGGTAAGAATGCAAATGACATAAGAAGTTTTATTAAGGAATATGAAATCAAAACTGGTAAGAAGATTGATGTAATACTAGTTGACTATTTAGATTTGATGATGCCATTGAGTAGAAAAGTTAGTCCAAGTGATTTGTTTGTAAAAGATAAATTTGTATCTGAAGAACTTAGAAACTTGGCTATGGAACTACAAATTATATTTGTAACTGCATCACAGTTGAACAGAGCAAGTGTTGAAGAAATAGAATTTGATCATTCGCATATTGCAGGTGGTTTGAGTAAGATACAAACTGCTGATAACGTGATAGGTATCTTTACAAGTAGGGCTATGCGTGAACGTGGTAGATATCAGATACAACTTATGAAGACTAGAAGTTCTAGTGGTGTTGGTGCAAAGATAGATTTAGAATTTGATATAGATAGTTTGCGTATCAGAGATCTTGCAGAAGATGATGAATACAAAGAATTTGACAAACGTAAGTCAACTATATTTGATAACTTGAAAAGGACAAGTGTAACAACTGATAAGGAACCAGATACTCCAAAGGAACCTAATCAGGGAGAAACAGTAAAGCCAATCAAGGCAGAAACAGATAGCACAAAGTTAAGATCATTCTTACAGAATTTGGACAGTGATGGGGAGGAATAATTGCTTATTAAACAGTTATGGGTGTATTGGTGTAAGGCAATGGGTAGTCATGCCTACGACAATGATAAGAAGGACGACCATATCCATTTAACATTACGATCATGCTGGGTTATATTACACATTGTAACCTGTCTAGCAATTATACTTAACGCAATCGCAAATCATGGATGGGGGTTATTAATATTATGGCAATAGATTTATTTTTATTATGTTTAGGAACTATTATATTAGGTGCAATATATCATCTTGCATACACAAAGTATAAAGACAATGAATGGCGTAAGAACAATCCAGACGAGTACCAATGGATGGATAAAAAGGATCCTAAGGAATGAGAACATTATACATCTTTGGAGATTCATTTACAGTAGACTACAAAACTGATTGGACCTGGACTAGACAGTTAGCTGACAAGTTAAGGGTTGATGCTATGATGAATAACAGTATCATTGGTTGTAGCAACGAATGGATCATGCACAAGGTTAAAGAAGTGCGTCACAAGATTACACAAGATGATATAGTTGTGGTTGTATTAACAAGTCCTTATAGGTATTGGTTCTTTGAAGACAAGCCTGAATTAAGCAATTATAGGATAGCTCT